TCGAAGGCGAGCGACATCGAAGGCGAGCGACATCGAAGGCGAGCGACATCGAAGGCTCAATCAGGCTCAATCAGGCTCAATCAGGCTCAATCAGGCTCAATCAGGCTCAATCAGGCTCAATCAGGCTCAATCAGGCTCAATCACCCAAAATCGACCGCCCAGGATGCTTCCAGACGCACGAAGAGCACCTGACATGGGTTGCGGTGCCCGACAAAACTACAGGCGCTGGCGGGCGTCATGGCGCATGGGCCAAGCGCCACGGGCCCCGCTGTGAGTTTCATGCGCCACGGGGAAGGCGGCCCCCTGAGTGATTCACTATGACAAACGCTGGCGAAAAAAAGGGCCCGCCGGTATGGCGGGCCCTGGTTGCAAGAATGCGAACGGCTAGGACGCTACCTTCACCCAGCCAAACGCCTCATGATCGTACGGTCGATACAGCCCGGAAAACTTCAGCGCAGCAAGGTGACCGGCGAATGCACGCGGGCGCATGTCATCCGGCCTAGCATTATCCAGGTAGACCAAACCCCAGGTATCGCCGTTAGCGTCAATTTCCTCAGATTCGGCGCTTCGACGCAGCGCGGCCAACAATTCCATAGATTTCATATGGGAATCCCCCAAGAGGCGGGCCCGCCGTAATGGCGGGCCCTGGTTACAAGAGTGCGGACAGCTAGGCTGCAAGAATCTCCCGCGCCACGGTGGCGGCGCGAGCCTTTACCGCAGCGCCATTACCCTCCCCGAGCTTATTGCTTGCGAGCGCAAATTCCGCGCCGCGATTCTGAGCGGGGCGATGATCACATAGCCACGTTACCGTATTAAAGGCCCCCCATAGGGTCGATTGCGCGCTCGCCATATCGTGGCCGGGGTTTATCGCGCTGGCGTCAATAGCAATGTCAGCCGCGACGATCGACGCATCAGACGCGGACCCGCGCCGAGCCCTGTCTATAGCTTCATCGACTATGCGCGCCGCGTCCGGGGCGGCCTTACCTTCCGCAATAAAATCGTGCCCGGTGGCGAATGCCATGGCTCGGCGGACGCCGACGCTTCGGACAACGCGCCCGCTACCGTCAGTCTTTTCCTTGCCGCCGATGACATTCTGGAAATATTCCAGGCGCTCGGCATCGGTAATGACGCGCTCCGCCATGGCCTGCGCCAGCTTAGCGAACGCCGCGAAATTCTCCGCCCCCGCACCTATCGCCGCGACGACATTGCCAGCGTCAAACGGGATGCGATGCGTAAAGCTAGCCGAATTAGACGCGGACGCAACCGCCATGGATAACGTGTTATTGCAGACAACGCGGACGGGCGTAGAAATAATTTTGGCCGCAACGCGCCCGCTGTGGTCGAAAGTGATAACAAGCGTATCGGTCACGAAATCGCCACCCGGAAGCTCCGCAAGGCGTGACTCCGCGACGACCTGGAACCAACCACGGGCACCCCCAAACAGCGCTCCCGCCGTATCGAAGCGAAAGCCATGCTCACGGCAAATAAGCTCCGCAAGTTCCAGGGCTCCACTAGTCTGGAACGGCAGATATTGACCGGCGACGTACGGCCCCATAATCGCATCATTGTCGGTGCGGGCTATGTGGAACGAGCTATCGATCACCGTACCATCCGCACGGCAATTTGGCCGCAACTCAACGTCATAGGCCAAGCCCGCCATGGTGCGCCATTGCTCGACCGGCGCACCCGCCGCGATAAGATTGCCCAAGCCATGCCATGGCAGCGGACCGCCTTCCCGATAGCAGATTGTGGGAAGCATCGCGCCGTTGTGTTCAAAAGTTCCAATTTCATGCGACATTTTAGACTCCAAAATAACGCGGCAAGATTACCGCCTGGGAATAGTCTCATATCCAGGCATGCGGAGCAAGCGCAGTTTTTAAAAATGCAATGGGCCCGCCGGACTCCCGTCCGGCGGGCCCGGCGGGCAACCGGCAAGGCGGGAGTCACGCCCTACCGATATCCCCTACAATATGATGGCGGAGAATCCGGCGCGGCGGTAAGGACTTGGCGAAGCGTTGCACCTTGTCGGCGTCGGATTCGTCCGGTTGCGTTGCCTGCGACAGCCGTCGCCAGTGCAGCGCCACATTACCGCCAGAGCCATAGCAACCGCCGGGCGTCTCACTATCGCCCGCCTTGCGCCTCGACGCGCCATGGGCGGTGAATACGATTCCATAATCGCGCTCCGGCCTAGCACATAACGGAGTCCCGCCGCCACAACCGGCACAGCCGACGCCGGACAACTCATCCGGACACCGCACCATCTTGACGCCGTGCGCCGTCGTTACCTTGTGACTCGGTTTATCGTCCCAATATGACTCGGGAACGACCACAACGGACGCAACGCCGCGCCGTATGTAATGCGCGGCCTGCTTTAAGGAGTCCGCGCTGAAATTAAAAACGGCGAGTCCAGGCTTATTTTTTTTGGCCCAAGTCTCAGGTAGAAAATGCGTAAATAAAAACGCGACTCCTTTATGTGGTACGGCGCGACGCACAGCGGACTCGTAATCCCTATCTATTTCCGTGGTGGAAGTTGACTCAGGCTTGAGCGGACAGCTATCAGGACACGTGGTCCACATACTCCCAAATCCAGAGCGATAGGTGACGGCGAGTCCGGCTGTTTTCTTGGCAACGCTATTTTCGACAGTGTTGAGCATTAGGTTGACTCCTCATATGAACACTGGAGTCAACGGTATGAAATTAATCCCATACAGTCAAACAAAAAAATAGCCCGCCAACGTGGCGGGCTAGTTAGGGGGGGGGAAGTCAACCAATCAGCTACGGAGATTCAGATACCACGTCAACTGTGCGAGTGGCAACGGGAACCTCGCGGACCTCCACTTCACCTGCCGAGCGGCACTCTGGGCACTGAATGACCTCCGAAGTCTCACGCCGGAGGTAGCCGTTGCCGAAACACGTCGGACAAATCATTAGTCGGCCTCCAGCCAACGCGCCAGCCTCTCGATCACGCGACGAAGCCACTCCTCAAAAAAATCCATCAACGGACTCCTCTATACGTTAAATAGGACTTATCCTATAAACCTACCCCGTGGGACTCGTCAACTGAAAAAACGCTTCCCAGTCGTACGGTTCCTGCAAAACAGCCAGAGGCGATACGGCTGCAAGACCGTCCATACGCAAATCAACAGCAGTGGAGCCAGCAAAAACACTAATGTCCAGAGAAGAATCGCGCACAACAATAAAACAATTTGCGCGGGAATGGCGACTAAGCCACGCAACCTGATGGGGTGAGAGATCGACCTTACCAATTCGGCCCTTTGTGACTTTAAGTTCGAGGAAACTAAACGCACCGTTTTCTGCACACAGTAAGACGTCGGGGACTCCAGGGATTGCCCAGCTTTCGAGTCTGGTCGTTTCAATTTTCCGGCCCGTCGTCTTTAGGCCGTCGCTTATCAGACGCCACAGTCCCGCTTCCCGATTCTTTAGCGCCACCCTCGGAATCTTGTTCTTCGACTTCTGTGGGCGTGACGTCGATAGTTTTTTCAAAGCCTTCTCGAATCCGGGCGAGCTCAATTTCCACCTGCTCTCTACTCATTTGGTCAATGGACCCTGTCCTAATTTCAGATTTGCTCACATATATATCGCCCTGAGCTTGGCCCCGCCTGTACTCGGCCTGTACCGCCGCCGAGAATGCGCCGTTATCGAGCGCCAGATCACGAATCTTTTGCAAGTCACGGACATGACGCTTGTAGCCAACCTTGTACTGCTCATCGAGTTCGTCCCGGTAGCGCGTAATTTCCGCAACCACATGCGGGCAATGGCGGGGACTGGTAAGTTCAAAGGCGCGAGTGTGGGCCGATGCGGCAGGGTAGCCCGCTCGAATCGCGGCCTCCCTCAGCGTAATAAGCCCATCGTTGCTTACGAGTTCTTTAACAAACTTTTCCTGACGCCGCGTCAGCTTCCTGGTCGGCCCACGAATATCGGAGTTTTTCCGGGGAATCCTTACCGGAAGCTTTGATTTTGCCAAAATGCCCTCCAAAAGGCTCTTCTTCCTTTGATATCAACGCTGTCCCGCCACTGTCCCACCGGCTCGCTTTAAGAAACACCTGTAAACTGACGCGGAAAAGCCCTATATCAGTTAGTCTAAGTTAAAATACCACGGGCCGGGCCGTAAACGAACTAATCCTAACCGGTATAGCGTCCCGTGAGCAACATATGGGGGGATCGCCTGCGGGACAAGAAAAGCCTAAAAATCCTATATAGGATGTGGGTTATTGGAACCGTCCCGCCTGTCCCACCAATCCCACCATGAATTGTAGATTTTTTTTTTTTTTGAATTTACAGAATCCGTTCTATAGTGGGACGCCGGGACGGCGGTTCGTCTGGCTGCTTGGAAGAACCGTGGGCCGTGGTTGTTGTCTAGTCTCGTTGTCGAAAGATGTGTCGTCGGTTAGCCAATTCTTGCTTGTGTCGTCGGTTAGCCAATTCTTGCTTGGCTGATTTTAGTTTCTGCTCTTCGGTCGGTGTGTCGGTGCCGGAATGCTCAAAAGCATCGACCATCATTTGTAGCTCCCAGTTCGTGCGCCACCGGAAATCATAGTAGGTGGTCATGTCACTCTCCCCCGTCACGGACGGGCTGTATTCTGCCCTCCTCGATGTTTTCGATGACTCCACCGGCGCTGCACGACTTCAAGAAGGCCCGAGCAGCGGCACAAATGGGCGCAGACTCTGGCACGAAGCCCGTGTTGTCTGCGTAGGATTTTGCGCGGCTACGGATGTCACTCCAAGCGTCTCGCTCGGTTTCGAGGTCAAGCCAGTAGTGCCGCGACGTTGTTTTGACAATCGTCGGTGTCTCCGTTTCGCACTCTTCGCAATCGTCGTAAAATCGTTTTGGAATACGTACTGCTAAAGTCATGGTAGTTCTCCCTCTTCCGGTTAGGTTTTGCCATGAGTTGACTCCCATAACAGGTTGGAGGCCCACGGATCATCCAAACAACCAACTGTTCACGATGTCAAAGAACGGTGGCGCGGTTCCCGGCGGGGGTTAGAGAGGTGGCCTCTAGTCCACTTCGCCCTGCTCGGCGGCCTCTTTCATTATAAGAATTTTCCCATATAATTGTGGCGAAATTGTGGCGAAAATAAGGTCATTTTGTGGCAAACGCCATTTTTCTGTGGATAACTCTAAAGTTATCCACAAGTTATCCACAAGTTATCCACAGATCCGTGGAGCATGGTGCGCGGAGTCAAGGCTAGACTCCGCGCACCATGCGCTCACGCACGTCTGCGATAGCCAGCGTCGTGTGCCGCATTGGCGAATGCTTCAGCACAGCGTAGCCTACAGAATTTGCCGTACCGGAAAGATGCCCATTGTCCGTGCGTCAGGCGTAGGCGGTCCAAGCCTTTGTATGACCCCGCGTGGTCTGGCTCCCGCCTGACAACGCGGGCGTTGCCGAGGTACGGCGCGTCGCGATCGACCCAGACGCTTCCGTAAGATCGTAGGGTTGGTCGATTGCACTCCGCGCAGTTGGACCGATGATCCTGCGTTTTTGGGTCAAGCCAGTATTCGGCATAAACGTCTTCCGAGAAAGAGCCGGAGCGGCGGGGGTCGTTGTATCGGATTTCGTGCTCCGCCTGCATGTTCTTTGCATTCATTGATCTGACTCCCATGGGTTGTATTCACGATTCTTTAGTATGGGTATTATCGCATATAATTGTGGCGAAATTGTGGCGAAAATAAGGTCATTTTAAGGTCATTTTGTGGCAAACGCCATTTTTCTGTGGGTAACTTTTTGAAGGGCGGTCGCATTGACGCCAAACCTCTGGAAGGCAAAGATGGGCCATGGGTTCTTCGCGGCACGTCATTGGCGACATCAGCGAACTGATTCTGGTCGAGAATCTCCTCCGGCGCGGCTGGTACGTCTACCGCCCCTTGTCGGCCTGGGGTCCGGTAGACGTGATCGCCATTACGTCAGTGGGGAAGCTCTACCTATTCGACGCTAAGACCGACCGCTTCCGAGTGAATCCGAACAGGAGGAAGAGGTCCAGGATCTACCGCAAACGGAGCGCCCTGCAAAAGTTGCTTAGGGTGAGGATAGCTTATGTAAATGAGCGCACGAGGGCGGTGTGGTTTGTCCCGGCGCTCTAGGGAGTCTCCCGGCTTGCCCGTGTCTCTGTGGACCTCCAGCCCTCACCAGTGGCAGCTATGCAGCTATGCCCAGTTGGAAATGAGAGCAAAACCGTGAAACTGCCGCTAGGGGAGACGAAGACCTCGATCACCCTGCCACCGTCCCCTAGACCCATGGCTATCTGGGCCTCGTCGAAATTGTTGGCGAGTTTGCGGAGGATGTCCGACCTCTCGGCGCATACCATTCGGTTTCCCGGCCCAGGATTCTTGAGATCAGGATTCTTGAGATATTGCGCTGCCGCGCTGCCGCCTGTCATGCAGACCGCGAGACAAACAAAGAGAGCTGTGAGTGCTAGTTTCATGTCTATTCCCCTGCGCCAAGGGTACCGGCGAGGGGGACTTTGGGGCGCTGTTACCGTCCAGCCTCGTCTACCGCTTTCTCCTTCGCGCCGTAAACCTCGTGCGTGGAGTCTGTCCTAACTTTGCAGCCAGCGCAATAAAAGATTGCCGCGCCGCCTATTTCGTAGAGGAACTCGTCGGTTCCGCCGCAGCGGTGGCACTGCCTGTCGTCAGACATTTATTGGTCGCTCTTGGAATATGGGGGTTTGAATCATTAGTCCTGGCTCGCTCGTCGTACATGGGTTTGAATCACCACATAGGGCTCGCTCTCCTTATTTGGGTGTTAGTCACCGTTGCGGGCTCGCTCATTTAATTTGGGTGTACTCAACAAGGCTGGCTCGCTCGTTTAATCTGGGTGTACTCAACAAGTCTGGCTCGCTCCATTGACCTGGGTTTGGACGTTCACCACGACAGGCTCGCTCCATTGATCTGGGTGTAATCGACTGATCTGGGCTCGCTCTCAAACTCTGGGTTTGGACTTTCTCTAGATCTGGCTCGCTCATTTAATTTGGGTGTACTCGACCAAGGTGGCTCGCTCTCAAAGCGTGTGATTTTTTCACATATCATGGCTAGCCGCTTTTTCTGGTAATTGGAATGGCGGCGCTACGCGGTTCGTGTGGCGCGGATCTTGAGCGATTATGTACGGCACAGGTGGTGCTACACCATGATGGTGCTCGTACCACACCGCGTGGAGATGGGACAGGAAGAGTTTCACGACCCACCGCCGCGCCCTGGCATCAACGTGCGCGGGCGGCAGCTTGCCGCTTGCGTAGTATTTATACGCGGCGGTCGTTTTGCCGACTTTTTTGCGGAAAACCTCGGCCTGCCCGGAAAAGTCTCCAGCCTCGTTTCTGGCAACTTCGTGTGCCTTTCTCTCCTTGTACAGGGCCCCGTAGAAGCATCTCGGATGGTTGCTGAATTTCTGGAACGATTGGCCGATTTGCCAGCAGAGAGTTTTTAACTCCGCGTTCCAGGGTCTCTTTTGTCCCTTTTCCCATGTGGAACTTGGGTCGAGACCCGCGAATCGCCAGAAGGCGCTGGCGGTTGGGGCTTTGGTGATGTCGAGGTGTGCCCGCAAGCCCGCTGCGATCACGGGTCCGATGCCGACGACCTCGCGGATAACCGCGCCGATGGGATCTGCCTCACTGTACGCATCTAGTGCGCGACCGACATTTTTTTCCAGGATCAGGGCCTGTTGCGACAGCCACGTTAGGGTGGTGTGCGGCTCTGAGTTCCCCAGTGCTCGAATCTGATTGGACGCCCTGATGCGCGATTCTTGCATATTGTGGTAAGAGCCAACAAGAAAACGTGCCTCGTTGTCGGACAACGTCGCGGCTGCTTCTCTGATGTCACGCTTCATGCGCGTGACGGACTGATTGAGTTCTGGTTCCACTGTTTGTCCCTCCAATTTTCTCTGGTAGAGAGACGTACAAGACTGATCCCATATAGTCAAACTCTTTTTTTGGTTAGCCCCAAAAAAATAGTGCGTCCGAGCCGCAGCCCGGGCAGTGAAAGTTGGAGACAATCAGATGGTCACCACTCTCGTCGTCGTGGTCGCCACCTTGGATCATTTGTCCCCCGCACCTGAAGCATTTGCCCCACGGATCCACAAATTGTTTATTCCTCGGTTCTTCGGGACTGGCTTTCATTTTCACCTCCTAACACCCTAGGATTCTTGCGCCGTAGCTCGCGCACCTTTGCCGCCCAGATAATTTTTATGTCTGGGTCGGCAGCTTCCTCACAGGCCCTCTCGCAACGTGCAATTTTGACCTCCAGCTTGGTTGGCTTTTCTAGTTCTTTCCGCAGCCATTGCCGTCCCCGTATGCGGCTTTCGTCGTCGGTCACTAGTTTATAGTAGGGTTCGGTTCGTCGCCCTCTTCGGCTTGGGACACCAGACCGACGACGGATGCGTAGCACCGGGCGCAGAAGGCGACGAGCCTGATCCCTGACGCACGTTGAATCATCGAATCCTGGAAGACAATTCCGCCATCAGATTGCAAATGGAAGACTGATTCACAAATCGAGCAGACTAGCGGCCCTGACCCCGTTTTTTCTTTTTCATGCCCCGCCATGGTGATTTTGGCCCCAGTTTTTTCCTGCCGTTTAGTGGGCGTAGCCTAGTTCGCCTTCTGGTCGGTGTTGGTGTGGTATATACGGAGTACGTTTTTTCAGCCATCAGTTAATCATCGGGCGCGATTGGCGCTGGGCCAGTAATTTGTGCCGCCAATCGCAATCCCTGTTCCATGAGGAAGCCGCCGCCGCGACAAATTGTAGACCCACGCGGCGTGGCCCCAGAGGGAGGTTCCCATGGCGGGACATAAAGGGGTATCCTGTAAGTTTCCCTCGGTCAATCAAATTTACCGGCCTCGTTGCCCCAGGTGTCCCAGCCCGCTCGGTGTTCCCTGGCGAACAATTCGATTCTAGGAACATTCCCCATGAGTTCGACAATTTTCTCGGCCACAGAATCGGGCTTGCGGGAATGTTCGCGGCGGTGGTCGATAACTAGCCTATGGACGGCTTTGGACTCTCGTTTGGGCTTGCCCCGCGTTGCGAGAAGGCACAACTCTGAGTTGGCTCGGGTCCAATATCCCATGCCTGTGAAGAAATCTGTTGCGGAAATCAAGTGCCAATGGAATTTGGGCGCGGTAGCGTTGAGCTTGGCCCAGACGAAGCCTACCGTTTTGTACTTGAAGCCCCACGCATCAATGACTTTGAATGCCTCCGGCAGCATTGGATCGGTGACCCAGATAAAAAGGGCGCAGTCCCTTTTGGCGATTTCTGCAACAGGGAGCGCCCGGATATCCGCTAGGCTCAGGCAACCATAATGCTTTTCGGGAGAACGGCCCTTCCCCGCCTTGCTCCACGTCCTGAACGTCCATGGTGGGTCGGCGTAGATTACGCCGTACTTCTTCCTAGGAAAGTGAGGCAACAATAAGGCAGATGGTATAGAAGACGGCGGTTGCAAAGACGGCGGTCATCATTTTTTTTTGTCCTTTGTTGGGGCGTCGTTGAACGTGTCGGACCACTTCTCAAGCATGTAGGTGAATTGGCCGCTGATAGTACGGTGCTCGTCCGCCGCCATTCTGCGTAGGACCTTATAGCTGCGGATAGGGATAACGACAGACTTCCATTTGGCAGGATTCATATTCAGATTTCCTTCTCTTCTGGGAAAGTATCGGACTTTCCTAGTCTCGTCAAGCTCCCCCAGTTTTGGCCTAGCGATATCTCGCTCGGCGTCGGAACCTCCAGAGCTACGGCGGATTCCATGATTTTGCAGAGCGCCTTAGCCTCGTTTTCATCGCCCACGGAGAAGGCCAGTTCGTCGTGGATTTGGACGAGCGGCACCTTACCTTTTTCGCGGTACACCGCCGCCATGGCGGCTTTAGTCTGATCTGCGGCGCTGGACTGAATCAGCCGGTTGAGAGCTCTGTAAGTATACGCCCGCTTGATGTTGTCGCCGTATTCCATGTGCGCCTCTTCCTTCGGCAGCGCCTTGGCGGAGACAAAAATATTGGGCTCCCATAGGTCGAAGCGGCACTTGCGCCCTAGCAATGAGCGGACAAACCCTCCCTTGTCCCGATGGGCCACCTTGCGTTGCACGGCATCCATGAGTTCCTTAACGAATGGAACGTCTTCGTGGTACTGGCGCATGAGGCGTTTGGCTTGGTCCGTGGTCACATCAAGCTGCTCCGCGAGCTTCGTCTGTCCCATGCCGTACATGATTCCTAAATTGATGGTCTTGGCCTGCCTCCTTGGGATCTGGGCAATGTCCGCGACCATCTGGTGGAAGTCGGTCTCCGCGTCTTCTCGGTAGGCTCTGACAAAGTCCTCGGCCCCCGACAGTCCACGCTTTCCGGTTAGGCTTGCAAAGTGAACGAGGATGCGAGGCTCTTGCTGGTCGAAGTCTATCGACGCCCACTTCTCTCCTTCCTCCGGCAGGAACAGACCGCGTATCTTTCGGGCCATGTCGGGGTTTCGGGCCGGGATTTGCTGGAGGTTCGGGTTCGCCATGGAGATGCGGCCCGACACAGTGCCGCCGCCTTCGGATCGCAACTGGTTGATGTGACCGTGGATGCGCCCATTGTCGGTGTAGCGGAAGATGCTGGACAGGAAGGTGTTGCCGATCTTGTCGTATTCCCGCGCCTCGGCAATCTTCTGGGCTATCGGGTGTTCGTGCTGGGCGAGGAAATTCCTGGTGAAACTCGGGAGCCCCGTTTTTGTTCTGCCATACGGTATTTGCAAGTGGTCAAATACCTTGGCAATTGACGCCGCCGCCCAGAGTTCGACGGGTAGTCCGGTTTCCTTTTTCACCTGCACCAAGATTTTCTTTACCACCTTGAGCATGTCCTGCTTCAGTCGCTCGGCGGCATCAAGATCGACGCGGACACCGCGCCGCGTCATTTCAATGCAGAGGGGAAGCACTTCCGCCTCCAAATTAAAAACCTGCCATAGGTCTTCTTTGGTGAGTTCGACCTTGAAGAGTTGCCATAGGTCCAGCGTGAGCTTTGCATCTGCTTCGGCATACTCACCAACAAAGCAGGCCGGGAGCTTGTACAGTTCTCCTTTGGGGTCAACGCCAAATTCCTGTGCGGCTTCCCGCAGCGCCGCTTCATTTTTCATTTGCCCGGTGTAATCATAGGATACGGTGTTCAGGGAGTAGCTGAAGCGGTTCTCATTAAGTAAGGGGGCGGCGAGCATGGCGTCGATGAGGGTGCCCTTTAGTTCTATGCCAAGGTGCGTGAGCCAGCCTGCGTCATACGCGGCGTTGTAAAAAATCTTGTCGGACGGGTGGTTTGCTATCTCTTTTTTAAACCACCGCAAGACAAGCCTGCGGTCAAGGTTGCCGCCACCTTCGTGGCCCATGGGCAGATAGGCGTTAAACCCGTCATAGGCTACAGCGATGCCGACAACATCTCCATTGCCCGTGGGCCACCCCGGTCCATGGGTCTTGAGGCGTGGATCTTTAGTCTCAAGATCTATCGCAATTTCTTTTATGCCGCTGGGCGTTGGGGAGAGTTCCTCGGGAGGAACCCATTCTGTCTTGACGCCCCACACTGGTCGTTTAAGATTCTTTTTCATCATCCGCGAACAGTTCTGCGTCCCTCTGGCGTTCTTTTTCTTTTTTCCAGCCCTTCCAGACCTCTTCGGTTAATTCTTCCTGGAAGTGTGGTTCGTTTTCAGCGCACTCCAGTGCCACTGCTGCATAGCCAGCGCCGTCAATGTAATTGTCTTCATTGAAGGTGCCAAGTTTCCGACGCGCAATCTTCAGCAATTCCATCATGTTGGCAACGTCAGCCGCCAGAAGATAATCTTTGTTGTAGAGGTAACCGTTCCACAACATGGCGATGTTGTTATGGTTTTCCCATATCGGGCCGTGGGCGTCCGCACGGTCACCACTGACTAAATTTAAAGCTTGCTCCAAAACTCGTTTGGCTGCCATTTCTTATGCTCCTCTCTTCCACTGGTAAGCTTATGCTCGACGCATATTCCATGCCCATTTTCATCCCATCGGAAATTCCGAAATCCGTGTAGACCGCGCATAGGTCCGCCGCATTATACCAAGCGAGGGCGAGCCTCAGTCCCATCTCTCGCTGCTCGGGGATCTTGTCGTCGAGAACCTGGGTGTAGAGGAGATGGCTGGCGAAGGGCGATTCCTGGCGCAAGAGGGAATCCCATAGACACTCTCTGGCATAGCCCACGTTGCGCACGAGATCACCTGCGTAAGGGCTTTCGATGATGACCTTCATAGGGCCCATCCCCTCTGGGAGTCCTCTGGCATTTTTAGGACGAGGTTCTCTTTGGCTCTCGTTATTCCGACATATAACACGCGATGGGCGTCGTCTGGGTTTTTCTCCATTTCCATGAGCGCCTTCCCGGAAAGATCTAAATACAGGAGGACGTTATCAGCCTCCCCGCCTTTTGCCCCGTGAATCGTGGAGAGTTTGATTTTGGGCTTCTCGAAGATGTTTGTTCCTCGGTTGAGAAGAGCAGAGGCGTAGGCGCGGTCCTCGTCACTAATGCGATCAAGAACAACGTCCCATGTGTCGTTTTCCGCCTCCAACCCGAAATGCTGGCGCAGTGCTGCCAAACTAAAAAGGTCTTGTTCCGCCGTTCCAGTCAACATTTTCTTTGCGCCTCTTTTCAAGCGCCCTTTTCCGCTTGAGATATGTTCATATAAGTTGAGGGCTTCCTTCTGGGAAATTTCGTGGCCGGTGCCCTCTTGGAGGTGGGTCCATGTGCTGATCGCGTTGCGGACATTTCTTTTCAGCGACGGGGTCCCGCGCCGCTCGAAATACTGGCCGCTGGATGTCAGGCGTTCGGATAATTCGTCGAGCATGTAATTGGCTTGGGCCAGGATCAACCAATTTCCCCCGTTAAGGTTGATTGTATTAGGGTCATATACCCTTTCGACATTTCCTTCTTGCGTTCGGGGGAACCAGTTCTTCCTCTGGCGTGAACGGATTCGGTTCACAACTGCATCGGCCACGCGGTGGACGCTGCGCGGGACGCGGTAGGATTGCGCGAGCACTTCGGAACCGCCCTCCAGGGTGACGAAATGGTTTATGTCGGCTCCCGCCCAACTGTAAATTCCTTGGTCATCGTCGCCCGCAACAAACATGCGGTCACTTCGATCACTGAGGTGGTGGGCTACCTTCCACTGGAGCGGCGTCAGATCCTGCGCCTCGTCCAGAAAAACCACTTCCAAACTTGGTATGGCTGCGGGCTTGTCTGAAAGCTCCACCATCATATCGGTGAAGTCCTTCAGACCGTTCCTCGTCTTGAACCGCTGGTACTCCGCAAAGAGATGCTCAAACTCATAAAATGGAATCTGTAGCTCGGTCACGTTATAAGCATATCGTGGTCCCCGCATGGAGTTCCGCGCAAGGTCGATAGCCCGCATGGTGGGGTTGTTGCTCTTGAGCGAGATGAAACCGTCGTCACTTACGTGCTCTGTGCCACCACTTGAAAGATCGACACCCGTTGTTTTCCCGAAATCCCTAAGATTTCTGTCGTTCAGAATCTGCGAGCTTGAGAGCCCCAGCATCTGAAATGCGAGACTGTGCAAGGTGCGGAAAAACTGGAAGTCCTTTTCCGGGTCCAGATTGAATCTTGCCACGGCCCTGTCCCGTGCCTCGTGGGCCGCTTTCCGCGTGAACGCAAAATAGCCTATCTCGTTCGGTGACATGCCACCTGACAGCAATTGGTCCACTTGGTTCAGCAGCGTTGTAGTTTTCCCTGTGCCGGGGGGACCAAAGTACCTAAACACCCACTTCGGCCTTCAAAAAAACGTCAATTTCGTAGCCCAGCGTGTCCAAAATCTTTTCAATCTTGTATACTGAAAGCTCTCTGGCGCTCATGCAATTTTCATATTCGGCAATGGTGCGCTGCGGCATCCCACATTTCACGGCCAGCTCCCGCTGACTGTACCCGGCTTCCTCTCTAAGTTCTTTCAAGAGCTTTTTCCACGGCGTGAAGATCCGCGTTGTTTTCTCTTTGTTCTTTTTCATTAGAAGGGTATGTCCTCGGCGTCATCATTGAATCGTGTTTCAAACCCGTCTTCGATTTTGGCGAAAGAGGGAACAGACCAGCAACGAACTGTTCTTCCTTTGATCCTGAACTGTTCTGCCCTCCCGTCGATCTCTCTGAGCCTTTGGGCAATTTTGTTCGACCGATAGTCAAAAAATTTGCTGCGCTTTAGGAAAGCCTCGAAATCCTTTAGCCGGAAGTAGGTTCGTCCTTCTTCTTCATCAGTCCATGGGCGGCGGAGAAGGATCTCTTCCCTGTCCATCGCGGACTGCATGTGCGTCGAAAATTCTTCAAGCAAATCATAAAATTGTCCGCGCAAACTTGTATCGTCGGAGGTCGTGATGACCGCCCCTTCTGTGTCGAGCATCGTGCCCAAGAGCATGTTGATTAGTGTCTCCCACGCCTGCTTGGACATCGTTCTCGGCATGAAGTTGATCTGGTCCATGCACAGCATCTGGAACCGGATCTGCTTCTGTAGGCCCTCGGTGTCCAGTTCGACGGGACTCCCATTCACGTCGAGAAACCAAAGCGGCGGCTCGCTGTCGTATTTCCGCAGGTTAGCTACAGAAGGAGTGTTTGATCCCCCGCCAACCCCGTGCTTACGCGAGCGGCAAAGATCCTTGTTGCAGAAATTACATATGGGCTGGTCGGCACATTTGTATTGGTAGTCCTTCTTCTTGACCTGATCTGCAACGATGTTGACTTCGTTCAACGCAAGAGGTGGGTCCATGATTTGTTGATTGTATTCGAGGATCTTTTTATCCCAGGCATCTGGATAGGCTTTTCTGAGATAGACTCCCAGATTAAATAGGCCATTGTTTCTAGTGCCTTGAGGAAAGCCCTGTCGCAAAAGTGCCTGCAAACATGGCGGACCATCCTTCAGCTTTTGGTCCACTTCCGGTGACTCTTTTGCAAGGAGATTGTCGAGTTGTTCCCCGGTTATCGAGGCGGCTTCTGCGTAGGTGAGGAACTCTTCCAGACTGGCCCTGCTGCCATCATCCTTTACCGCGTACCGGAGCCCGTTTTCATGGTCAAAATAAGGCAAGTTCAGGAAGTTGCCGTTGTCGCCTCGGTCTAAGACCAATTGAATTTGTTTTGGGAAAACCTCGCACCCACCGAAACCAATCTCTGCTGCAACTTCTTTCAGCTTCAACTGGAGTTTCCCGGCTTCTACAAATTCTTTTAAAAACAAATAGACGTGCGCTCCGCCGCTCTTGCTGCGGCAGACAACGAGGGGAAGGTCAAGTTCCTGGAGTTTCTTTAGTATCGCGGAATGATCCAACGGATACTGGTCGATGTCGATTGCGCCCCAGACACATACGTTGTTCTCGTTTATCGGGACAACACCAATGCTTGTTTTACCGCTTAGATGTGCGGCATAAGTAGCACTGGTCCGTGGTTCGTGGACAAATTTGTATTTGCCCTTCCACTTGCCGCTCGCGTCTTTTCCGGTCAGGTCTACGGCACCGTAGGCCCGGTTCAAGCCACGGAAAAGTCGTGCGAATCTTTCGATTTCTTTTTTCATCCCAAAGAAAAAGGGGGAGGCGGAGTCAAGACCTCCCCCCCTCTCCCCCCAACTCAGAAGGGTGTGTTTTCGTCAGAAGAGGCGGATGAATCCTCTCGCTGATGTTGCACGTTCACCTTTCCTGCTTGAATTGAGTCTGCAAAGAACTTTGCCTCGGCATAGAGGCCGGGATCTTCGATTTGTGAATCCTTTGAGATTTGCCAGCCATGCCAGGAGCCGTTCTTGTTCTCCTCGGCCACGGTTTCGAGACGCCAAATGTGGCCGAAACGTGGCGGGGTAAATATATTGCCGCTGGCGTCTTTCATCTTGAGAGACCGCATGGCGGAGTTCCATTGCTTCGACTTCTTTAGCTGTGTCGATTTCATGGGCAGGAGAGCTTGCTGCGTCACGCCATCCTCATCAATTATGAGCACGTAGTGCTGTGCCGTCTTTTCGAGGTAACGACCATCTCCATCGACGATGTAATCCTTATTGTCGTCGCCGCGCTCGGTTTTTGGGATGTCGTCGCCTGCACCATAAATATTAAGAGGTGCCTTCGAGCCCGTTCCACGCGGCTCCCATTCGATGTGCTGTAAGTTATACGCACAGTTTATCACGCGGACGCCAGTCCCACCTTTGACCACTTCTTTTGTGACGGTGTTGTAAATGTCTCCAGCCTTGGCATTGTCCAGATCGTCCAATTCATCGGACATTTTTTGCAGAACCTTTAGGAAAGGAATTGCAAGATCCTCTGAATTCAGATCATTTACGCCTCTGCCTGCATCTTTCGCAAACATCGTGGCGCTCATTACAGCAACCGCTTGTTTGCTTTTGCCGTTTTTGCCGTTTTTGCCGTTTTTGCCGTTTTTCTTCGATACTGCCGTTCGGGCCATGTCTATTTGCTCCTCTTGATCGTTGCACGTTGCGATATGTATGCGCCGAATAAATCTAGCGGGACGGCGTCCCCCGCTTCGACTCTTTCCCGTAGCCATGCCTTCAACGTCATCGGCTCGACTTTCTCAAGCTGGCTCGGGGTATATCCTCTCATTCCGCAGAGGTTTATAAAGGTCTTTGCATCCCCATCTTCCCCGCGCCCAAAAGTTACCGTGACATTGTTCTTCACGAGGTCTCCGAAATCATTGTCGCGGAGCCATTTGAAAGCTTCTTCTTTTCGATTCTTCGGTATGGACGCGCCATAGACAGGTTTGACGGAAATTTCCGCTCCGTCCATAAGCGTAAACTTCTGGAGGCCCATCGTTTCGAGAGCTTCCGGGAGTTGCTCGTCCGTAATTTTATAAAGAGCCCGCTTTTGCTCCTTGAGCAGTTCCTCCGTCGTGACTATTATTTGCTCAAGGTTCGCGGCATTATTTGCCAGTTTCGCAATTGAGTCGAGTTGGTCGTCTTCGAGTCTGTCTATCTTGTCAGCGGTGCTTCCGGCGTCGGAAGCCATCTCCTGTAATAAATCCTTCATTCGTTTCTCCTGCTTCATCCATCGGCGGTTGACTTAACCGTCAACGTCCCTTATATGGGTATTTATGGGGGGCGGCAAGAGAAATCTTTATGAGAAAATTTCTTTTTAAAACCAAGCCCTATCGGCATCAGCGCGAGGCATTCGAGGCCAGCGTAGATTCCGGAACATATGCGCTTCTCATGGACATGGGCACCGGCAAGACCAAGGTTTGCCTGGATACAATCGGCTACAACTTCGAGCAAGAGCGGATCAACCTAGCAATTATCGTAGCGCCGAAAGGCGTCATCGCTAACTGGGTGAGAGAGATAGAAACGCATCTGCCGGATCGCATAGAGCGGGAGATCGTTCTGTGGAAGCCGAACCTCACGAAAACCAAGCGGCAGGAACTAAAGGACCTATACCAAAAGAACGGGAAGCTTAAATTTCTTTTAATGAACGTCGAGGCGTTCAGCACCAAGAAGGGCGTGGATGTCGCTGAGTTCTTTGTAGGGAAATTCAAGGTTTTCATGGGTGTGGACGAATCCACCACCATCAAAAATCGTCAGGCAAAGAGGACCAAGGCAATCTGCTCCGTGGGCCGTGGTGCGGCAATGCGTCGTATTTTGACGGGTTCTCCTGTCACCAAGTCTCCGATGGATTTGTTCAGCCAGATGTACTTCCTCAGTCCTAAAATACTGGGCTTCAAGAGCTATTACACCTTCCAGAGCCGCTATGCCGTGGTACAGCGCCGCACGATGGGAGCCCACAGCTTTAACCACGTCGTGGGCTTTCGGCGTCTGGACGAGCTTACAGACGTCCTGGAAGCCCACTCTTACCGCGTGAGGAAAGAAGACTGCCTCGATCTTCCAGACAAGGTCTACATGAAGCGTGAGGTTGAGTTGACTCAGGAGCAGTCCGACGCCTACACGCAGATGAGGCATCTGGCGCTGGCTCGCCTCGCAAGCGGGGAATTGGCAACCACTCAGAATGTTCTGACCCAGATCATGCGCCTGCAACAGATCTGCCTGGGGCATCTGACGGATGACGCTGGTGAGGTACACCCAATTAAATCAAACAGGCTTAACGAGCTTCTCGATATCTGCGGCGAGCTTCAGGGTAAGGCAATCATCTGGGCGACATGGACCATGGACATTCGCTCGATTGCCGAGGCCCTGCGTAACCGCCATGACGTACAGGCGGTTGCAACGCTCCACGGGGAGACGCCGGATTCTGATCGCCAACAGATCGTGGAATCTTTCCAAGATCGGCAATCAGGATTGCGTTTCCTCGTGGGGCACCCTAAAACGGGCGGCTTCGGGCTTACCCTCACCGCCGCCAACACCGTCATCTACTACAGCAACTCTTACGATCTGGAGCTTAGGATACAGTCGGAGGACCGGGCCCACCGTATTGGGCAGGAAAACAAGGTCACATACATTGACCTGATATCTCCGGGGACCATAGACCAGAAGATCGTGGAGGCCCTTCGCAGCAAAATTAAGATTGCTGACACCATTTTAGGAGAGGATGCGCGGGAATGGCTGAAATAAATTCTGAAATAAATGTCAACACTTTCTTCATTAAACACGAATCTGTATTGCAGGCATATCGTTTGCTGGTTCCATACTGTTTTACATCAGATAAGGATGATAAATTACTGTTAACTGCTTTTAATCGTGATTACGAGGAAATACCCAGAGCGAGGATTCGTTTCAGACGAAACCCAGCTAATTTCACGGGGGTGTGGTTGGGTGAAAGTTTTTATATGTATAATGATAACCCAGAATCCCGTGAGGACTACTGGGAAAGGTTAGGCAAACTTTATTCACACAAACACGTTGTAGTTGGATAATCCAAAAACTGGCTGAAATGATACCAAAAGCAGTTGTCTTTGCCTTAATTCTTCCAGTTCTGGGATGCTCACCGATAGAATCTGCTGTTCTAGGCGGCGCAACCGGCTTGTGGCAAAAGCATGAAATGTTAAATCTGGAGAAGCGGATAGAGCATCTGGAGAAAATTCTTAAAGAATGGAACTGTTTTTAGTTTTTACAGGGAGGTCCAGTTTCTACCGTTGAAGATACGTGCCGACATTCTCTGTGGGTCTCTGTCTATATCATAGCTACCGTGGATCCATCCGCCGGTAGGCTCTTCTTCCCTGTAGAATTCCAGAATCAACTGGTCAAAGATGCAGTTTTCTTTTATCCACAGAGCAACCCGTTTGTTGTCAATTCCGGGTATTTCAAAATCTACGGCTTTTCCCAGTACGTGCTGGGATGTGTCGGCGGAGCCAATGGCACGATTTAACTCAAGGCAACGAAACCCGCTGCTCGGCGCAAAAGGAATCCCGTAATGTTCCCGGACGGGCTCCAACACCATGCTGCAAAGCAGGACAAGGTTTTCGACCTCTGTCTCGCTTGGCGTGTTGTCGATGCCCTTGCGTATTGCCGTTCCGGATTTTGTAAGCTCGTTTAGAGAAAAGTGCTGGGACAGCTTCATCCAACTATCTGGCGGGGCTTGCATCGGACAGACATGATGCCGGATTCTTCGTTGCGGCCTACTCCGCTACCCGCTCCTGCGGTTATATGACCACCATAATTTGCAAAAAGTGGAAGCCCCACTTGGCTTAGGCCAGCAAGTGTTTCCTGCGAGACTGGACCCGTGGGCCGTGGTCCCACTGGCATGGGCTGTTGTCCCACGGGACTGACCCGACTAAGCACCGACCCCTGAACGGGAGCCCTCGGCGATGGCACATTAGGTGGCACATTAGATGCCACCCGACGCGGTCTTGTTCCCGTGGGTTCCCGAAGAGATGTCCGGGGTCCCCTCCGAAAGCGGATTTCTTCGTCGTCGCCGAATTCTTGATATTTTGTGGGTTCCCCTACCTCATACAGAACTCCAGGCACGTTTCTAAGCTGTTGAATACGCCTTGCGTTGTCCCCGATAAACTTTTGGTGAGCATAGAGCCGCAGTCTTGTTTGCCATAGCGCATTGGCCTGGGGATTTGATACGGGAAATTTTTCCATGGCGACGACAGCAAGTTCCGGCTCCATCAGGAGGTCAACGAGTAACCTGTCTATGCTGCTTCCGCGCACGTCGGCCAGGGCCTCCATACCGAGTTGGCGCCCAGTGGCCGGAGCCCACAGCTTGCTTGGAGAGCCCAGGGGGATGATGTCGGAGGCCACTCCACCTATCCACCGGCCAATAAAACCAGCCCAAGTGTCGGAAACCCCAGTTCTTACTTTAACTCCGGGTGTGGCGGCAGGACCAATAGGTGACTGTAGCCGCGCTGCTTCGGCAATCTCGCCAAAAACTTTTGGCGCAGCCTCTCCGTACATTTCCCCAAGGAGCCTTCTAATTATTGGATCTTTCGCCAGCTTGAGAAGGGCTTGGGGGTCCCAGAGTGTCACGGTTGTTCCAAGATGTGCTGAAAGCTGCTCTGCTACCTTTCCAGCATTAGTGCTGGATCCCGGCTTGGTCAAAGCCTCGCGGATCAGACCTTCCGCCACCGCCTGTCTAAAACCTTCAAGAGCGGGATTGCTGCCATCTGGAAGTACGCCGCTTTCGAGGACTTTAAGCGTATTCCGTAGAACTTCGGGGTTCGTTCTAAATTTAGCTAGGAATTTAGTACCAATGGTTAAGGGTTCCGGATTATCTAGGAATATAGCGGCGGACTGGAGATTGGACTCTCTTTGCGCTGCTTCTCTAACCAATAACCGATAGCCTTCCTCCGTGAAATCTTCGTTAAATGCGCCGTTTTTTCTCAGGGTTCTTACGGTATCGTCCAACTTACTGATGTCCGCATGCCGTATAGCTTCAACAATGCGTTTCGCATTTGCTAAGTCCTCGAAGCCCGTGTCTTTTCCGGTTGCCTCTCTAAGCCATCTAATTGCAGCATCGTTATTTTCGATCCACCGGGCCGCTGCTGTTGAACTGAACTTGTCTCCGGTGCCGAATCCTTTAAACCTGTCCCACAAAGTTCTTTGGACCATTTCTATGTTGACGGGGGTGGGTTGGGTGCCTTCGGCAAGCCGAAAACCCAAGGATCGCCCCCCGTCAACTCGGATCGCCTCGAACGGTGCGGGAGGTGCTTCTGAGTATTTTTGAAGATTAAAATCTCGATCTAGCTCGGGGACCACCTTTCCATCTTTCCCCGTGGTCATCCGGAAAGGTGTTCCTTGTCCGGTCATTAACCTATGCCGCCCGGCAAGAGCGGTTTCCAACTGACGCAGGTTAGTTTCTTGACCCGTAGTTGGGGCTATTTTTTCAATAGTTTTTTCCGGGGGGACTTTTGCTTCGCCTCTCGTGGTACGCGCTCTCAACTCCCCAACAGCACCCTTCGTGAATAGGCCGTGCTTGAGATCCGTCATGCGGCGGGCAGCATCCAGTGCAATCGTGTCCACGGAGAAGTTCTCCGGGTCCGCTATGGCTCTCTCCAGATCATCAATTAAATCGCCTATGGCCGTTATCTTGGCGGGTTTCCGGTTGGGTCTTCCGTCCTCAAAACTCAGTTCAGCTTTGAGGTGGGAGATTATGTTTTGAAGTTCCTGAGCTTCTCGTCCAACGAGAACGCCGCCTACCTTTTGGACGTCCAGCACACTCCTGTTTACGATTTCGTTGTCGAGATTTACCGGGTTGCCTTCATGGTCAACGCCTTTACTCAAAGATATTTCAATATTGTCCCGCGCTGTATCAAGTTTTATCTGTGCGTCGTTTAGTCGTGTCTGGGCTGTATTAAAAGCAGTTTCCGCTCTGGTCAGGTTCGGGTCCACGGCTTCGGCCCTAAGTAACTCTACAACTTTTGCACGGGCCCCTTCCAGTTTTATTCTGGTGCTATTTATGCGGGGGGTTTGGTGAGCGGGAACAGCTTCTAATTCGGCCTCAAGTTGCCTCACTCGGGCCATAGCATTTCTGTAAGCGGTACTTTCGTAAGGGATATCCCCCGCTGCTTTAAACTTTGCGGAAGCAGCGTCAAGTTCCTGTTGTCTCTGAGCGACGATTCTTTCGTTGTTCTTGATTACTACATTTTGTCTCGCAATTTTTTCTGCATTGGGTCCACCACCCTTGGCGGCTTGGTCAATCAGTGCATCACGCCCGGACAGCTTCCAGAGCCACTTGCTCTGGTTTTCGGGCTCGCCTCCCTTGAGGGCCGCTGCTTTAGCTGCAAAGTGTTCGCCTATGGGAACGCCATCTATAAGTATCTGCGGACCCAGATCATCACCGTCAGGAGTGAAATAAGACTCCGTCTTTGGTCTATTGAGGCCACTTATGTTGTGCCACAGGAGGTCTTCCATGGCGTCCACTTCCTGGTAGGCCGTTTCAATTTCGCGGCGAATCCACATATTAAATAACTGGCGGTCCTTGGCACTTATGTTCTCCGGCATACCATCGCGGATAGCCGCAACCCGTCTCTCGGCATCCGCTATAGCCGCCTGGGATCCTTCCTCCATCTTTGTTAAAACGGCATCAAAAGCTTTGGACATATCCTGGATCTGCTCCGGCCTTAACTCCAAATGCCCTTCCTGGAAGGCCCTCATGCGGTTGGTGTTAAATTCAAAAGCTCCTGTCGCAAGACCCAGATCATAATCTTCTTGTATAATTTTATAGCCCACCCCGGCGTCGGATCTTCCACCGAGATCCAGTTTTAGAATGGCGTCATTGAAAGCAGAAAAAATAGAATCCCTTCTATCCATCATCCGCCCGGAGTATTTGGCGTAAGCTTCCGCCCCCACGCCGTCGTCAGTGGAGAGTGTTTTGAGTTGCCCTTCTTGGAAGTCAGCAGCCATGCGGATGTCTTCTATAAGCTTGCGCTGTGCATCGACCTCGTCGCGGGGCATCCCTGGTGCGGCTGCATCTAATTTCGCTTCCAGAAGCCTTGCTTCGTTCCGAAACAATTGGGGTGTTGTGAAGGCAATACGGGTTGCCGGGTCCATGTTCCGGCCTTCTATAAGGGCAAGTCTGAATTGCCCTATAACACCAAGCATTTCGTGGCGGTCTTTCCAGTCGCCGCCCTTTGACTGTAGTGCTCGGGCCGCTGCTTTTTGCGCTCCAGTAAGAGTCACACTCTCCATCATCCCGGCAAGAACCCTCAGTGGGAAACGTATAACTGGCGTCTTGATTCCTATGTCCCAGGCCATTGAAGCAGCCGTCATCGCCCCTACGGGAAGGAGAAGGCCCCCGCCCGCCATGACTGTGTTCTTCGCCCATTGCGGGGCGTTCGGCCAAGCCGCCTCAAGCGCCGAGATCGAAGTTACCATCCCGCCGCCAACAGCCGCACCCATGGCCGTTTCAGCCGCCGCCGCTGCAAGAGGATGTCCTGCGTGCAGCTCGCTTATGGCTTCATAAACATGCTTCGTCGTAGGATTTTTTGTGGTTCTTGCCAATTTGATTGCCATATTGGCAATAAGGGCACCTTCCACGGGGGCCGCGCCTATGATTTGCGTGATTAACGAGGCATACCTACGGGCCTTGGTGCTTTCATCAATGTCCGTGGTAAAGGTAAAAAGATTTAGAGGTGTTCCGGCACCCCACCTTGTACCCCCAAGACCAAGATCCAAATTATATGGAAGGTTTGGAACTTCTACATACCACCCGGCTTCCTCGGTCCATTCTTGTCCTCTACGGGCCCAGTCCCCTACGTTCTGCATCCCACGGGCTATGGACCCAACACCCCCAAACGGCGTTGCAGTAGAAAAATGCCTCGTGCCCGGCATGTCGCCTTCAAAACCACCAAAAGCCCAGTCAACAAGGTTTATCGGAGTGTCCAGTAAAGCATGCGCCATAGCCTGCGCGGCTTCCATAGGAAGACCGAGAATGTTGGCTGGTGTTTTATGAATAGCGGGGAGTATGGTTCCTTTAACTATTCCCGGCCTCCCCTGTTCAGAAAACTGTAGACCTTTCAGGAGCGCCGCTACATTTCCAGGAACGTCTGTCCCTGGATTATTTATCCCGGCCTCTAAAGCCTCTGGGCCAAAAGGAGTAGAAGACGGAAGGTCAAAATAATTCCCCCCTCCTTTCCTCGCCTGGTATGTCCAGAAACCGTCCTTCCCCTGTAGGCCAGTGCCGGTATCTATGACTATATCTGGGAAATCCGGATGCGTGATTTCTGCCATTTTACCTATCTAACCTGTACGTCTGTAGCAGGTATTTCCTGTTAAAATCTAGCATTGCTTGATCTTTTATAGCAGCCTGCCAACCTTCTGCTTTAGGAATTGTAACCGTCTTATACTTTCCAGTTGCGTTGCCTTTTCTATCCAGTATTGGAATTGCGTTTCCGTCGTCATCCGTTCTAAGTAACCTGAACTGGGTTGGCTGACCTACACCACCTCTCTCAGCGACGTAACCAAATATGCTGTCATCCAGAAGTTGATCTTGGTAAGCCTTCGAGTAACTTGGTACAGGTTGTTTGGTTACGGCGTAGTTCTGGTCCGCAAGATATGGACTGTAGTAACCGTTTCTTCCCTTTATGCTTTTAACATCAATGCCTAACTGGGCGGCGCGGCGCAAGGTTTCATCAGGAAGATAGTAACTGCCCACATAATCCAGAGAGTGCTTAACGGAACCCTTCAGATAATTCCTTAACTGTCGCAGGGTGTCCGCATTAAAACCATCGGCCTTGTTTAGGTTTATCAAGGTTGTTTGGATGCCTCTTAGATCCCTGTCGGATATGCGCTCTTCTCCGACTCCTCTCGCAAGATCACGGGCCACTAATTGCTGTAGAATAGGAAGACTCGCCATTAACTCATTGGCTGCCTCCTGACCTTCACGTGTTCTTATCCAAGCACCAATTTCTATATTAAATCTAGACTTGAAAACATATTCTAAAGGACCAGTAATAAAGCCCCCAATGCCAGACAGCTTCAGATGGGCGTCTAATCTGTCCAGCATCGCAAGCGTATCAAGGGACCTTCCCGTAGTTTCGCCTATTTCCCTTCCGTCAGAATCATTCAGAGCGCCTCTTAATATATCCTGTCGTGCTTCCAAGGCTTCTCCGACTATTGGTAATTGTGTTTCCAGTGTGTAAGCAGTCCTCGGTCTTAACTTGCGTCCAAGTCTTGTACTTCTCGCTTCGAGTTCGGCCAAGGACCGTGTCTGGATGTCGGCGCGGTCCAAATTTCCCACAGCGTTGGCCCGCGCAGCCACGTCTGGCGGAGAAGCATCTGGAGCAAGGGCTTTGGGTGCTTGCGTGGTTTCTCCAAACTGAACACCCAGTTGGTTATAAAGAACCACTCTTCCAATACCGGAGCGCAGGGCTGCTGGTCCTACCGGAAGTGGCAAAGAATCTATTGTTGTCGCTGCATTTCTGTTTTCTTCAAAACCTTGCGCCGCGCCAACATAAGCCCTTTTGATATCTTGTGGTCGGGTTGTCAGTCTTTTTCCCACATCGGCAAGGGGGAGGCCCAGACTTTCTACGTCATAATCAAGAAAACCTGTGACAAAAGACCGATTTAAGTCTGCATAATCTTCCCCCGTTTTTATGGCTTTAAGTGTATTAAAGTAAGCATTCTTTAAGTTTCTCGCGTAGTTCGCCTGTTGCTCCTCAGTCAGATCCTTGCCGTCCACACGGGTAAAGGGGAAGTCCTCTCCAGGTGTTAAGTCTCGGTTTATGTTGAATTTAGCGGGATCAAAAGCCATACCTTTTTGACCGAGACCCATACGTTGCCGCATACCCGCCAGATTTGCCAAAAGCCCAGCAAAAGTCGCCTTAAACTTAGGGTCGTTCGTATCCGTGGGTGCGGCGGTTGCCGTGGGCTTTTCGTAATATTGATACTCGCCCATTAAGTTACCCATTTTTATAGGTACGTTTTTTGTACCGTCTGGGGAAGGGACCACCTGTATCAGGACGCCATTTACCCGCATACCTTTCGTTTCTTCAATCGGACCAAGAATAAGTTTGTCTGGATTTTTAGGGTCTGGGATCCACTTTCTCGCCAACCCCATGTCATAAACCGCAGGCTCACCGGTTCCTGTTCCAGAACCCAGAGTCTCGCCTTTTTCGTTAGTATAAACAGCGTTTATACCATCGCCTTCAAAAATAAGCGGGGTCTTATCCTTACTTCCTACCGCTCTTGCTTTGTATGTAGCGCCATCATAAGTATAATTGACAGGGAATATCGGGCCAGTTGGTTTACCGTCATCCCCTATTCGTCTT